CATGGCGTGCGGCACTTGAGTTGGCTTGCTGAGGCGGGATGGGGCGGCGGGCTTGTCCCCCCGCCGCCCCTCCATCTCTCAAACACACAGGGACGGAGGGCAGGCGATGGAACGCAATAAGGTTTTCAGAGCGTACGTGTCAACCACTTGGAGCAGCAGTGGCGGTCTGGTCAACTGGATTGACGAGTGTGAGACGGAGGACCGCATCACGTCTCAAGACGGCAGGCCAATGGCTTGGACAAGCAAGGCGACGCTGAGTGTGCTTGGCGACGATTGGTGCGCGACACGGGAGGAGTGCCAGCGGGTTGTTGTCAAGCAACTCCGGGCCAAGGCACAGGAGATTCTTGACCAAGCAGCCGCACTGGAGCGGGCGGCGGAGGAAAAGACGGCAGACCATTAGAGTGTCTGCGGACGCCGATGCGGCACCAGCGTGGTGCCGCGGGGCACTGGTTCGATGGATCGAATGAGGAGACGAGACGATGGGACAGTATCAGACCGGGATCATCACGAGCGTGGATCAGGTTCCTGACGGGTACGTGCAGTTGGTGACGTTTTCTGACCGCAAGCAGCCGGGTGGCAAGACCATCCACAAGGCACTGAGTGACGGCCACCAGCGTGGCGACATCAGGGCGGTCAAGTTGATGCGGAGCCTGTCTGATGTCAAGACGGGGCCGGTGTACATCCACCGTGGGGACGCTGAGAAGTTCCTGCGGGACCGTGCCGCCAGCGGGCGGACCGGCAAGGACAGCAACGGGCGGATCGTGCCCGGCGGCAAGGCCCGGTTTGAGGCGGAGGACGCTGAGGCGTTCGCTACCCCTGAGCAGGCCGCTGCCGCCGCGGATGACCTGTACGGTGCCATCAGCGACCTGCGCGGCATCATCGAGGGGCTGCGCGACAGCGTGGACAACCTCACGACCGCGATGGAGTTGCGGGCGGAGTGCGAGATGGTCTGCAAGGAGGCAAACGCGGATGGAACCGCTGCCAATCAGGGCTGACAGGCCCGGACGCGGCAGCCGCCGCACGCCGGAGACGGATGACCGCGGTGCCCGGACTCGCCAGCAAGCCAAACTCTGGCTGGCGGTCCGGGCTGCCGCCCGGCTTGTCGATCACGCAACCGTCCGCGGTCGAGGGGTCTACGCCATCGGGCCGGAGTTGATGCTGGCCCTGCGGGAACACGTCGATGACCTGCGCCATGCCCTTGCACGGCACGACGCGGAGTTGCTTCAAGGAGGAGGCGATGACTGACACCTGTGACATCTTGATCGTCTGCCCGCAGGCCGTCGTGCCCGCATGGGTGGGTCAGGTTGAGTCAGCATCCGCCCGCAGCCCGTGGGACCACCAGCAGCGTGCCCTAGATTGGGCCACTGACAGGCGTTTCCTGATGCTGGCCGCGGAGATGGGGACTGGCAAGTCTTTGACGGCTGTGATGATTCTGGATGCCTACGGGGCAACCCCGGTCCCGCTGGGGTCCGGGGGGTCAGACAAGAGGGCCGCGATGATGCGGCACCGCCTCAAGACTCGCAGTCCCGGGGAGCGGTTCGTGTTCATCGTGAACTACGACAGCGTCTGGAGGCGGGAACTGGGCAAGACGATCACGGGCCACAAGTGGGCCGGAATCGTCCTTGACGAGTCTCACCGCATCAAGTCGCCGGGGGGGCGGGCCAGCCGCTGGTTGTCTTTGCTCGCCAAGGCCCAACCGCAGGCGAGGCTGGTCTGCATGACAGGGACGCCAATGCCGCACTCCCCTCTTGACCTGTACGGCCAGTTTCGGTTCCTCAACCCGGAAGTCTTTGGCACTTCGTTCGTGCGTTTCAGGGCACGCTACGCTTTGTGTGACCAGAGGTTCCCCGGGAAGGTCCGCCGGTGGCTGCGTCAGGATGAGTTGACCGGAATCCTTGACCGCCATGCGTTCAGGGTGACGGCAGATGACGTGCTTGACTTGCCGGAGGCCATCCACGAGGCGGTCCCAATCGACCTGACGCCCAAGGCTGCCAAGTTCTACCGGGAACTGGAGCGGGACACGGTTGCTGCCATTGAGAATGACGTTGTCATCGCCAACAACCCGCTGACCAAGTTGCTCCGCCTCCAGCAAGCCACCAGCGGCTACTACCAGCCGGAAATCGGGCAGCCTCAATGGCTGGACGGGAAGCCGGGGAAGCGTGCAGCGTTGGAGGACTGGCTGACGGACTTGCCGCTGCGGGAGCCTGTCGTGGTGTTCTGCCGGTTCCGCTGCGACCTGACTGAAGTCAAGCAGGCCGCGGAGGCCACCGGGAGGCGGTACGCAGAGTTGTCAGGCGAGCGGCGTGAACTTGAAGTCTGGCAGGCCGGGGAGGCGGACGTGATTGGAGTGCAGATTCAGTCAGGCGGAGTCGGCATTGACCTGACGAGGTCAGCGTACTGCTGCTACTACAGCCTTGGATTCAGCCTTGGGGACTACGAGCAGTCGCTGGCACGGCTACGCCGCCCGGGGCAGACGCGGATGGTCCGCTACTACCACATGATTGCGGCTGGGACGGTTGACGAAACGGTTTACCGGGCACTTAGGGAGCGTCGAGACGTTGTCAACGCGGTGCTGGTAAATCTCACAAGGAGGGGAGAAACCCATGTCTGATACGTTGGCTACGTTGTTGGAGCGTGTTGTTGCCAAGAAGGCTGAGAAAGATGCCCTGTCTAACCAACTCAAGGTTGTGGACAAGGAGTTGGATGAACTGGAGGGGCTGGCGGCGGAACACATGGCCCTGAGCGGTCTGGACGGCGTGCGGGCCGCGGGCCGCACTTGGTGGACGGAACATCAGTTCTACCTGTCTGTTCCTTCCGACAACCGGGACAAGGTCTTGAAGGCGGCGGAGGCGGAGGGTATCAAAGACCTCACCACCATCAACACCTCAACCCTCAAGGCTTGGCTGCTGGAGCGGCGTGCGGAGGGGGCGGAGACGATTGCCGCTGGCACCGCGTTCGACGGATTGGTGAGCGAGTACATGAAGGTGCGGCTGCGTGGCCGTGCCGTGAGTTGAGAGTGACCCAAGGAGGACGGTTGCAATGAGCAAGAATGAGATCAAGGTGGCTGGCGGGGACGATGACGGCGCGTCGCGGTTCATGGCCCTGCGGGCTGACAGCGACATCAGGGAGGCGTTGGAGGCCAACCTGAGCGGCGGGGAGTCGATCAACCCGGGGGACTTGCCCCGGGTGCCGACACCGGCCGGAGGCGGCAAGGTCTGGAGTTGGACCGACAGCGGCAACAACGAGCAGACCGCCAAGTCCATCGACGGGCTGCTGGTGTACGCGGGTTTCCGCGGGACACTGTGGGGTTCGGAGGAGCCGCAAGGCAAGGTCAGTCCGGTGCTGGTTTCGTATGACCTCATCACCGCGGTGAGGGTCAACGATGACATCGGGGACTTGGACGCTGACGTGCTGGAATCCTGCCGCATCGGGGACCGCATCTACGACTGGCGGAGGCTGCCGTACAACCAGTACGGCACCAGCAAGTCGGGCCGCGGGAAGCGGTGCAAGGAGTCGAGGCTGCTGGCAATCCTGCGGGAGCAGGAGGCTTGGCCGCTGCTGGTGACGGCTGGGCCGGGGAGCCTCAAGACGGTCAACCCGTTCGTCAAGCGGCTGCCGGTGCCTCACTACCGGGCCATCGTCACCCTGACGCTGGACCGCGTGGAGAACGCTGGCGGGCAGCCCTACAGCCAAATCGTCCCCAAGTACGCTGGCTGCATCAGCAAGGAGGCGGGGCTGGTTGTCCGCCGCATCTACACGGACCCACTCAACGCAATCGCCAACTCGATTGACGTTGCCGCTGACTGACGTTCGGCTGGTCTGAAGGTTCCGCCCGGCACCGGGGGTGGCAAGGGATTGCCCCCCCGGTGCTACTCTTGCAATCATGGAGGACTGCTATGTCTGCTGGGTTCGTGTCTGCGCTGGCGTCGAGGGGGTGGCGGATCGTCCGCCTGTACGGGATGGCTGCCCCGGGGGCTTGCTCTTGCTCAAAGGGCCGGGACTGCCCCAACCCCGGCAAGCATCCCGTTGGTGATGACTGGCAATCGAGGGCCACGACGGACCCCGATCAGGTCATGGAGTGGGGGGAGCGTTATCCTGACTGCAACTTTGGGCTGCTGCTGGGGCCGCTGAGTGGGGTGATCGACGTTGAACTTGACGGCGATGACGCCAAGGCGGCGTGGCAGTCGCTGGGGCTGGGGGAGATTTGGACGCCAACGTATTCCGCGGGCCGCGGGCCGCACCGGCTGTTCAAGTGGTCTGATGACTTGCCGCCCGTGACGGTCAAGAAGCCGCTGGGGATTGAGGTCAGGATTGGTCAAGGCGGCAAGTCGATCCAGAGCGTCATACCGCCGTCGATGCACCATTCTGGTGTGCGGTATGCGTGGGTTGACGGGCTGTCCCCGGATGACGTTGAACTTCAGCCGCTGCCTGAGAAGTTGTTCAACCTGTTGTGGAACGATGACGGCCACGAGTCTGGCGAGGCTGTCAGGAGGCCACCGGCGCGGGCCATCATCCATCAACCAGTCGGGGAGGGTTCCCGCAACGACGAGTTGTACCGGTTCGCGGTCGCGGAGGGGTTCCGCTGTCTGGACATCGAGAATCCGCAGGAGCAGAGCGACCTGTTGGGCAAGGTCCGGGCCATCAACCAGATGCAGTGCCGCCCGCCGCTGGCGGACCGGGAGGTTGTGACCATCTACCAAAGTGCCGTGGCCTACGTTCGCAAGAGTGACGCGGCCGGGGTTCCGGTCGCGGAGGCCATCGCAACCGCCGGGGGGCGTGACTCCGGGGAGGGGTCAGGCGGCAAGAAGAAAACCGCCGCCAAGGCAGGCCGTGAATGGATTCAATCGCTGGTCGCCACCGGGCTGTCCTACGCACCCCCGCGGGGCGGCGGTGACCCGGAATGGGGGCCGGGGGAGTGGCGGCTGACCGTGGTTCATTCTGACCCGCTGGAGTACCGCCTGAACGTGCCTGCGTGGAAGGTCTACACCCCCTCCGGCACCGGCAACGTCTCACTGACGGTGGACCAATACCGGTCATCGACCAAGGTGGCCGCGACGGTGCTGGCCGCGACGGGGATGGTGATGCTGGATGACGAGCCGGGCAAGTGGAAAAAGATTTGGGACGGAGGGTTCAAGGGCAAGGACTCAAGCGGCCGGAGCCGCACGACAAAGGGGGTCAAGTCCAAGTTGCTGGCGGCGGCGGAGGAGGAATGGCCGGGTGCGTCCAGCCTGCGGTACGTGGTGCTGGCTGGCTGGCTGTACGACCGGCTGTCACAGGCTTCCCAGCCGTCTGACGATGACACCCCGGACCCCACCGGACGGGCCTGCTGGCGGACGGATGGCACCCTCTGGTTCACTTGGTCGCGGGTCTGGGAGGACATCGAGCGGAATCACAAGGTGGTTGAGGGGGAGCGACTGAGCCTCAAGAGGCGGCTGCTGGCTGAGACGGGTTCGGCCGACTGGCAGCACGCTGAGTTCCGGCACCAAGGCGGGAGCCGCAAGACATACGTAGTGTGGAACCGGGAAGAATACGCAGCCTTGGAAAGACTCGCTGCCGAAAAAACCGGCTCCTTATAGGGATTTTTCGATGTGGTCGAAAAAACGCAATCTTTTTCCCGGTTTTCCCGGCAGGCACTTTAACCTGTTGTCGGCACTGGGTTTAAGGTGCCGGGAAAACCCGCGGGAAAACCCGTTTTGCCGGGAGGATTTTCCCGGCAGGGGGGGTTCCTGAGTGTGTGGTGTCGGAAAAGTGGCCTTGTAACAGGGACAGGAGGAGCGGCATGGAAGCGGCGCGGCTGGTGGGCGGGGCTGGGACTGGAAAGACAACGGAGTTGCTGGGGATCATGGAAAAGGCACTGGAAGTGATCCACGACCCCCTGAAACTTGGGCTAGCGTCGTTCACCCGGGCGGCACGGGCGGAGGCTGCCGGGCGGGCTGCCGCGGCTTGGGGCGTTGAGGAGGAGACGCTGACCAAGCAGGGCTGGTTCAGGACCGTCCATTCCACGGTCTACCGCTGCCTGAATGTGCAGGGTGGTCAGATGCTGACCGGAAAGCAGGCAGACATCGACTGGCTGTCTGAGGCGATGGGGGTGCGGCTGGGGACGGAACTGGACGATGAGTTGGGCGTCCAGCGGCACGTCGGTGACCCGGTTGTTGCAGCGTCGCTGGACTGTTGGGCCAAGGCCCGTGCGACGCTGAGGCCGCTCAAGGACATCTGCCGGGAGGAGTCGGTGACCAACCCTGACGCCAACTACGATGCGGCGGTGCGGCACGTCAAGAGGTACGAGACAGCCAAGCGGCTGCACGACCGGATGGACTTCACGGACATCCTGACGGTTTTCTCCGGCATCGTTGCGTCGCCAGAGGACGGGTTCGGCCGCTGCGAGCCGCGCGGGGAGTTGCCAGCCGTGTCGGCTTGGCTGTTCGATGAGCAGCAAGATGCCAGCCCGCTGCTGGACGCGGCCTGTCGGCGGCTGGTGTCGGCGGAGTCGGTCCGCTGGTGCTACGTTGTCGGTGACCCGTTTCAGGCCATCTACGGGTTCGCCGGTTCCACGTCAGATTGCTTCATGGCTTGGGACGTTTCCAAGGAGCGGACCATGCCAAAGTCTTGGCGGTGCCCGCGGCCGATTCTTGAGTTGGGAGAGCGGTGCCTGCGGCGGATGCGGCGGGGGTACTGGGACCGCAAGATTGCCCCCGCGGACCACGAGGGCAGCGTTGCGTCGCTGGACTCGATTGAGGACGCCATCGGCCGGGTTGACCCGCGGGAGGACTGGCTGCTAATCGCACGAACAAACTATCAGGCGACACGTCTGGCTGCCGCGATGCACGAGGCTGGAAAACCGGTCAGGTGGACCAGTCAAGCCTCTGAGCCATCAAGGCGGGCACTAGGATTGAAAGGCTTGTGGAGTCTGGAAAAGGGCACCCCGATCACGGGCGGGGAGTGGCAGGCCGCGTTGGAGTTGCTGCCGCAGCGGCGGGCCGGTGGGGATGAGATGCTGACCCGCGGCACCAAGACCAAGTGGAAATCTGGCGAGATGGCAAAGCAATGGGACTGGCTGCCGCCGTCTGACTTGCCCAAGGTGGGGGCGACTGAGGCGTTGGTGTCCATGATCGCGTCGGGTGCTTGGGCCGCATTGGTTGACCGCGGCGGAGACTGGCGGCGGGAGGCGGAGCGTTGGGGGTCTGAGTTGGCTGCGACGCCGCGGTGCCGGGTTGGGACGATTCACAGCGTCAAGGGGGCGGAGGCCGACAACGTGGCCCTTCTGACCACAACCAGCAAGATCGTCCAGCGGGCAGACGAGGACAACCGTATGCACGATGAGGAGTGCCGTGTAGCCTACGTGGCCGTGACCCGCACGCGGAGGAATCTATGCGTCATAGACGAGGGGAAAACAGGGACGCCAAGGATGGAAGTGCTGTGAAACAGAAGCCCCCCCCGCGGCGGCTGTGCAACCGCTGCAACGCTGAGAAGCACGACAACCAGCCCTGCAAGGTCTGCGGCAGCCCGGAGTACCGGCTGGGTTTCACGCTGATTGAGGCGTTGGTGGTGCTTGCCATCGCTGCTACTCTGGTGGCCGCGTTGGCGAGCGGCTGCGAGCGGCATGACCCGGGCGGGGAGCCGCGGCAGACGCGGTTCCTGTTCACGGTCAAGCACGACGATCACTTGTTTGTGACGGACGCTGGCATCAAGGTCTTGATTCATCACCCCAACTGCCCCTGCCAGCGGCGGCGGTTGAACGCTGAGGAGGAGTGACGATGTTTCGTAGAGATTTTCTGGCGGCTGTTGCGGCGGCGGCTGGTGGCCTGATGATCCCGCGGAGGGCCGCGGAGGCGGCGGCACCAAGGCTCATCGCAGCGACGCCCACGGTCAGCGGGTCTGTGATCGGCGCGGCCGTCAACGACGGCAGCGAGGAGTTGAGGCGGCTGCTGAAGCAGTGCCGGTGCGTTGAGATTGAGGGGTCATTCCGGGTTGACGGGCTGGTAGAGTACCGGACGGTCCACCGGGCTGAGGATGATCCGCACGGCGCGTCACTCAATGACGAGTTTGAGCGGAGGCTTGCGACCGCCAAGCCGCGGAGCGTGAACTACTCGATGGAAGCCGCTGACATCGACGTTTTCCACCTTGGGGACTACGCCCCCGGGCCGCTGACGCGGGCCATCACAACCATCGAGGTTGAGTGGATTGGGGGCCGCGAATGATCCCGGTGCAGGAGGCTTACCCCGGGCGGTTCACGCCCGCCGGGAGGACGTGCGGCATTGGAGACTACCGGCCGCTGCTGGAGTCGATGGGGTACGACATCGTTGCTGACGAGGAAGTCGGTGACTACCAAGGCGACACGCTGGTGGTGTTCCGCGACGGCAGCCGGTTCGGGTTCCTCGTATTTGGATGGGGTTCGTGCAGCCACTGTGATGCGTTGCAGTCCTGCGGTACGGTCGCTGAGGTTGAGGAGTTGCGGACGGAACTGGACCGCGGGATCATCTGGCACGAGTCTGCCGCGGAGTTGGCCCGGTTCATGCGTGAGCGTGACTGGGAGTCGCAGCACTACTGGTGCCGCGACACGGGTGACTTCGTTCGCAAGGCCGTGGCTTTGCTGGAGGCTTTGTGAAAGACATCGTTGAGCGGCTGCGGGAGGCGGAGGGGTTCGCCCTGATGGACGCTGCCCGCGAGACGGTCGCTGAGGCGGCTGACGAGATAGAAAAACTCCGCACAGCACTTCGCCACCTTTTGGATCAGGACGCCACGTTTTCAATCATCGGCGGAAACATGATTGTGGATGTTGACGGTGCCGGTGAGATTGAGCGGCTGCACAAGGCAAACGGTGAACTGGTCCGATTGCTCAAGGAGTCGATGCAGGCAAACCGCGGTCTGCTGGCTGACGTTCGGGAGATGTGCGACAGGCTTGGCGTGAGGCTGCCAGATGAGATGGGATGACAAGGTGGCGTGTGAGCGGTGCGAGGCCCGCTGCCACGACGTTCTGGAGCAGCGACCGCGGAGGCGGCTGCTAGTGTCCTGCTGTTTTTGCGGGATGCTGGCAGACGTTCCGGGGGAGGCGGAGTTGCCGGGCGACCTGACGCTGAAGTACGGGAGGTTTGCGGGACTGAAGATCAGTGAGGTTCTGGCTGAGGAGAACGGGGCTGAGTACCTTGAATGGCTGGCCGGTCGCACCCCGTCTCTCCGCCCGGCAATCGAGGAAATCAAGCGCGCCACCGTGCGCCCAGCGGCAGCCATCGTCCCTGCCGCAGCGGTTGCCCAGCCGGTGGTGGCACAAAACGCCGGAAGCCGTCAGCCCGGTTCAACTCCCTTCCCCGGGGGTGACGGTGCCCCGCCGCCTCCCAAAAGGGGCGGCGGGGCTTTGCTTTTTGACTGAGGGAACGGAATGAGCGTCAAGACGCTGGCAAGGAAGCCGCAAGGGCACAGCCGGGGGCTGGAGCCGGGGGAGAATCCGTTCAGCACCAACAAGGTCACGGGACATTCTCTGAACGTGCCCATCATCGGCACCTGTTCGCCAACCGCCCTGTGCGGGGACACTTGCTACTTTGCCCGCGGACCGGCAACGTGGTCTGCGAGTTTGGAGAAGCAGCACAGGCTGCTGAACTCAATCGTGGCTGACCCGCTGGGGACGGCTGACCTGATTGCCTCTTGGGCTGTCCGCCTCCGCCTGACGTTCATCCGTTGGAACGGCGGAGGGGACTTGGTTGAGGAGACGCTGGCCTGCATCGACCGCGTGGCCTTGAACATCAAGCGGGTACCGCAGTGGGTGGTGAGCCGGAAGCCGGGGCTGGCCGCAAGAATCACCCCGCGGTCCAACGTGTACGTTCATTTCAGCGTGGATGCCGGGAGTTGGCAAAGGCTGGCTGAGATGCAAGAATGTGCCCCCGCGGAGTTGCAGTGGTTTTGGTCATATCAGTGCGGGCCGCAAGAGACTCCGCAAGCGTGGGCCGCACCGGTCATCTTCAGGGACTCATACGACCGCCGCGGGACGGAGCCTGTTGGCGGGGACTGCCCGCTGAATGACAGCGAGGACATCGCCGGGGTGTGCGAGGGATGCAGGCGGTGCTTCAACGGCACGGCTGTCAGGAAAGCAAGATGCCTCTTGAGCGAACAATCGTTGCGGCAATCACCAAGCACGCCCGCGGGCGGGGGTGGTGGGTCATGAAGATTCACGGCGGGCCGTATCAGGTGGCCGGGGTTCCGGACTTGCTCTGCGTTCGCAGCGGGCGGGCCGTGTTCCTTGAGGTCAAGCGGCCGGGTGAGAAGCCAACGCCGATCCAAGTTGCGAGGATGCGTGAGATTGAGTCAGTAGGCGGCGCGAGGTGCGCCGTTGTCACTTCAGTGGAGGAAGCGGATGTTCAACTGCGAGTTGATGAGGACGGTCAAGTGCGGGCGGCTGTCGATCCGGCTGTGGATCGACGCAGGGTCAGCGTGCTGCGAACACACCCCCCGGGGGCACGCGGACACGGTCGCGTCTCTGGTTCTGGAGATGGCAGACGAGGATGATGACGAGGTTGAACTGGCGGCAAGGATTGCCGCGACGTTCAACGGTGTGACGGCCGTTGAGGTGTCTGACGAGGAAGGCGACGGCTGCCGGGTTCGGTTCGGTGAGGAGGACTGCCATGACTGTGATTGAGTGGTCCCTGATTTGCCTTGGGTTTTTCTTGCAGATTTTCGTGTTCCTGCTGGGTTTTGTGACCGGCAGCATGGCGTCGAAACACTGGCGGGAGGCCGTGGAGCGGGACAAGCACCGCAAGCACTACGAGGCGGCGTTGCGGTTCTGGCACACCCCGCAAAACGTGAGCAAGAACTGATGAAGGTTGTCTGGTTTCCGGCTTGGGCGTGCCAAAACTACACGTACGGGCAGTCCTACGGGCGACGCTGCCCGTACTGCCCGTACTCACTGGACCGTGACACCAACCGCTTGATGTACGACAACCGGGCGACGGCCAGCGACGCCCGTGCCTCCGCTGATGACTTGGTTGGATTCTTCAACGCCAACTTCGTCAACATGAACGGCAGCCTTGAGATCAGCGGCGGGGAGGCGTTGATGCGGGGAGACTTGCCTGAAATCCTCGCAAGAATCCGGCACCGCTGGGCTATCACCAGCAACACGCTGATGGGCGTGTTGATCGACCGGATGATTGAGAACGGGGTGCTGCGGCGGTGCGGCGGATGGACTGCATCTTGGCACCCTTGTTCGGGGATGGAGGAGTCATACGCCCGGAACATCAACCGGCTGGCAGGAGCGGGGGTTCGCCCGCGGGCCACCGTAGTTGTCTCTAGGCACACGATTGACCGGCTGGCAGACGCGGTGTCATTTCTCCGTGGTCTGCCCCTCAGCGGCATCAACTGGCACCTAGACGCACACGGCCAACCGGGCGGCGGGGAGGAGTTGCGCGCGAGGGCGGACGCGGTGCTGGGGAGCGGCGTGGTGTACCTTGCCGGGGAGCCTCCGCGGGGGGCCATGTGCAACCGGCACGACCGTCTGATGGCCGTGGGAGCGGATGGGACGCTGTATGAATGCGTGACTTTCGCATACCAAGACAAGTTTCCTGTGTGCAAGGTTGACGCCAGCGTGAGGCTGGACCGCCTGCCCCGGAGGGTGGAGTGGTGTGATGAAGTGTGTTTCGCCTGCTGCGACCACGTGAAGCATGAGTGACCCAAAAATCCCTGACTGGCTGATACACCCTGTCACCCCCTTCGGGGAGGCGTTCCGCGACGGCGTGACCCGCGGGGAGTCGCTGCTGCGAGGCGCGAGAGTGGCCGTGGCAGGGCTTGCCCGCGACTGTGCCAGCCCGCTGAGTCAAAACATCGACCGGATTGCTGGACTGCTGGATCAAGCAGGGGCCGACTGGCGGGTCCACGTCCGCGAAAATGACAGCGTGGACGAAACCAAGTTGGTTCTGGAGGAATACGCGGCGGCTGACAGCCGGATCACGTTCCACGCTGAGGACTACGGCAGGGAAAGCCTGTCATCTGAGTTTGCTGGCCCGCGGACCGTCGCGTTGGCAGATTACCGGGAGGCTTGCCGTGAGTGGGTCGCATCTTCTGAGGCTGACTACGTTGTGCTGATTGATTGGGATGCTTGGGGCGGGTGGTCGCAGGCGGGGCTGCTGACTGGATTTGCAAGGCTGGAGTCGCACCCGGATGCGTTTGGCATGGCAAGCGTCTCCCTGATGGAGCATCCGTTGCAGACCTACGACACCACGACCAGAACGCTCAAAAGGTCCACGCACTGGGTTCACTACGACTGCTGGGCACTCCGCCTCAACTGCTACCTTGACGATTATTCGGCGGGGGTGGGTGCTTGGAAGCACCAGTGGCTGCCATTCGTGGGGTCACCGCCTGTCCCGGTTTGCTCCGCGTTCGGCGGTCTGGCTGTGTACCGCTGGTCTGACTTTGTACTTGGGAGGTACGACGGCGACGATTGTGAGCATGTGCCGTTCCACCGCTCAATCAGGCAGCAAACCGGCAAGAGGTTATACTTAAACCCATCACAACGGACTGTGATGAAATGGCTGCCGGAGGGCTGGGCCGATGGGCAGGAGGCCGGAGGCCAACGAGACGCTGTTCAGGGTTGACTGGCACGGCGGTCTTTTGATCGCTGAGATATGCCAGCGTCACACCCTCACCAAAGACCAAGTAGTGAGGCTGCGCGTCAGCCTCAAGTTGCCGCCAAGGACGGACCGGGCTGCCCGGAGGCGGGTGGGGGCCGTCCCCGTCCCTGACGAGGCTGAAATTGCCCGGAGGGCTGCTGAGGTACGGGCCGGGTGGACCCCTGAGATAGAGCAGAAAAGGCTGGGCTTTGAGGAAATCCCGTACGAAATCCCCACCAATGTCGAGACTCCGCCTGACTTTGACCCCCGGTGGTACGACTGATGGCCGGTTTTTGCAGGGTTTTAGTCGAGTTCAACGAGCGGGACGTGACCCTGTACCTCTGCAACAGGGCCGGAAAGGTCATTGACGAGGAGGTTTTTGTGCTTCCATCAGCCAGCGACCGGAATGACGCGGAGGAGCGTGCCCGCCAGATTCACGCCGCAATCTACGACTGCCTGAACTATGACATAAATGGGTCTGGAAGCAGCGACGCTGACAAGCAAAAATGAGAGGTTGGAGGACTTGACATGATTGCCGACAAGCCGATTGCCGCCGCCGCTGGCCCGGCCGACATCGCCACCAAGGTCAGCGAGTTCATCGCCGCAGCCAAGGCAGCGTCAGCCAACGGGCTGACGGTCGCTGAGTTTGCTGAACTGACGCTGGCATTGCTCAAGATTGCAGTTGCCGCCGCGGACTCCATCCCCGTGGACGGGGCTGCGAGGAAGTCTTGGGTAGTTGATGCTGTCGGGCTGCTGTTTGACGCGGTGGCCGACAAAATGGTCCCTGTGGTTGCGTGGCCGCTGTGGATCGTGTTCCGTTCGTCCGTGCGGAGCCTTGTGCTTGCCGCGGCTGGCGGTGCGGTTGAGGCCATCCTGCCCCTTGTCCGGAGCGTCAAGTGACCGTTGCACTGCTGCTGGCTGCCTCTGCGTTGCTTCTGTGGCCCAAGGGGGGCCAGCCGCTGGCGGTTGTCCAGCCGCTGGAGGCCGCTGACCCCGTCGCGTCTATTCGTGCCGCCTTGGAGGCCCGGGGGCAAATGACGCCAAGCGTCATCAAGAGCCTGAACTGTTTGGCGGTGGCGTTGTCAAAAGGGGCCAAGACATGAAGAACTGGCGAGTCATCGCGGGCTGCATCTTGGCGGTCATGGGCGTGGTGTCGTGGTTGGGGAGCGTTCAGCCCCCGCGGCCGTCTCCGGACGCCCCAAGCGCAATCACCCTTGACGGGCTGTTCGTCGGGCCAACCGCAGTTCAGGACGCCGCCACCGTCTCCGCCATGACGGCGGAGATTGCTGATGAGATCAAGTGGGACGGTGAGCAGGAAAAGCCCAAGATGGTGGCCGCGGTGCAGTTCGATGCCTTGCGGTTCCGGGTGCGTGAGTTCCGGGTCCGCGGGGAGTCAATCGGGGAGCGGCAGCCCGCTGTGCGTGACGCTGTCAAGCAGTTCCTTGACCGCCAAGTCGGCACGAGCGGCGGGCCGGTGACGCCGGAGCAGCGAGCCAAGTGGGTTGAGGCATACCGCGAAATCTCAAAGGCAGCCGAAAATGCGTGGAAGTAGACGCTGGGCTGTCGTTGCCCTTGTTGCGCTGGCGTTCTGGCTGCTGTACCGCCGGGAGGTTGCCCGGGAGTCGGCTGACTTTGGGTACGTGCCCAACCCGGACGGGGTGGTGGAGTTCCTTCAGACCCTAGACAAGCCGACGTTCGCTGAGGCTGGGCGTGACTGCATTGCCAAGGCGCAAGGAGCGGACACCCTGCTGTATCGCCAGATGTACGCGGCCCATCAGGCC